CGAGTTCCGTGATATTGATGCTCCCGGTGGTGACCTTCGGAATGCTCTTATGCCCCTTCCATACAAGGAACCTTCTGGGACACTTGCTCAACTACTGGGCGTTATCGTCGATTCAGGAAGACGTTTCGCCCAAGTCGCCGACGCAAAGATCGCCGATGTTAATTCACAAGCCCCCGTCGGGACCACAGTAGCGCTGATCGAGCAAGGCTCGAAGATCATCTCTTCGATCCACAAGCGTCTGCACTATGGGCAGAAGCAGGAGTTTCGGTTACTTGCGGAGATTTTCGCAGATAATCCAATGCCTTACCCATATTTTGTGGGCCAGAACGTGCCGGCTGAGATCATGCAGCAGGATTTTGATGGCCGGGTAGACATTTTGCCTGTCTCTGATCCGTCGATCTTCTCGATGTCGCAGCGTTTGTCGCTGGCACAGACGCAGATGCAGTTGGCGCAGGCTGCTCCGCAGCTTCACAACCAGTATGAAGCGTATCGGCGCATGTACGATGCGTTGGATGTGAAGAACATTGACGCGATCTTGCCGCCACCTCCGCAGCCGCAGCCTGTGGACCCGGCTACAGAGAACGCAGCCGCAGTGAAGAACTTGCCGTTCCAAGCATTTCCGCAGCAGGATCACGAGGCACACATACTGGCGCATGCCATGTTCCTGTCCTCGCCTGTGTCAAGTGCCAACCCACAAGCCTTCTTGCTGCTCCTCTCGCACGTACAGGAGCACGTTGGCATGCTTGCGAGGGATCAGGTTACTGCGTTCTTCCAGAACGCCATGCAGGAAGCTATGGCAGCGGGTGAGCCACCTGCACAGATTGACCAGCCTACGGTTGAGTCCGCAATTGCACAGCAGGTCAGTGAGATCATGCAGCAGATCATGCCGATGATTCAGCCGGCCCAGCAGCAAGACCCGCTGGTGGCGATTCGTCAGCAAGAGTTGCAGAACTCGCAGATGGAAATCCAGCGCAAGAGCATGAACGATCAGATGGACTTCCAGATCGATCAGGCCAAGTTGCAGCAAGCGTATGATCTAGCGCAGCAGCGCATCAACTTGCAGGAAGATGTCGCCGCCGCACGAAACGATGTGAACATCTATCGCATTAACACACAGGCAGCACTGTCGAGGAACAAATGATCCAAGCATTGATCGGACCGATTGCATCTTTAGCTGGTACTTGGCTAGAGGGCAAAGTAGAAAAAACCAAGGCTGAAACAGGAGCGCAAGTTGCGAAGGCTAAAGCCGAAGCTACGATTATGGAGAAGAAGGCTACGGGCGAGATTGATTGGGATCTGGAAATGGCTCGTGGCAGTCAGTCGTCTTGGAAAGATGAGTGGTTGGTAATACTGTTCTCGATCCCGCTCATTTTGAGTTTCATCCCCGGCATGGAGGGTGTGGTTGCTAATGGCTTTGCACAGTTGGACCAGATGCCTGAGTGGTATCAGTATTCCCTTGGTGTTATTGTTGCTGCTTCTTTTGGCGTACGTAGCGCTACCAAGTTTTTTGGTAAGAAGTGATGATGCCGATGTGGGATATGCACAATCGCACCACACCGGAGCAAGCGGAGAAAAATCGTGGCCGAAGTTACAATGGAAAGATTTCTGCGGTGGAAGATACTCCCCCGCTTGATGATGATTATGATGTCAATATCCGCCTGGCGGGTAGTGGAGTGGTTTATGACGCTGGAAGACCCGACTCCGGCGCAGGCAGGTCTAGTAAGTGTAGTCACGGGGGCCATGACCGGTGCATTTGCGGTGTGGCTGGGTCACGAGAAGGACGGCGGTAATGGAACGAACGTGCGAAGAGTGGGACGACCTGATCCTGACAATTAAGATGCGTATTCGAGAGATCGAAAGAAAGATTGGTCGAAGAAAGGACTGACAATGGCAAGGCCACGTATTAGACAGTTTGCCGGCGACATGGGAATCAGCTATGATGATGCCGAGAACCTTATCAAAAAGGGCCGTGGTCGCAGAGACGGTGGCTCTCAAGTGCTGGAGAGCAACATGAAAAAAATGCGTGGCTTTGACAAAGGCGGCACAAATAAGATGACGCGGCCCACACCCCTTTCGGAGTCAGATAAGAGATATCGGAAATATATGGGTGATCCCGATATTCCGGATAGCTACAAGGAAGCTGTTCGGGAAAACCCAAGCCTGATCGATCCGGATCATCCGATGAACACAGAAGGGCGCGGTACGCGACCGACGAGACCTACGCCAAAGCCGCCACGCGACGAAAGAGGTGAGGTATACGCTGCCAGCGGCAAGTATATGTCCTGTCGTGGTATGGGCGCTGCCATTCAGGGCAATAAGTTTACCGGAGTAAAATAAATGGCTACCTTCCGGTCTGGGCCAAGAGATCCTGTAACGGGCGCAACATCGACGGTAATTAGCTCCGGCAACAGAGTTGGGGCGGGTGGCCTAACGCCCAACGAGCGGGCAGCGAATAATGCGTCTTATATGTCTTACGAGCCTGCTGCGGTACAGGCGAGTGAAAGCAACGCCGCTAACGAAGCTCGATATAATCAGTTTTTAAGGGACACCGGGCGAACAGCTACAAACCCCTATGGAAACGACGGAGTTATTTCTCGTCTGACAGGGGTCTCCCCGGACAAGATTAATTATACAAACATGAGCGCAGCGGGCATCGAATCTCTCAACCGCCTTGCGTATGATCAGTTTCTAAATCCAGTAGACAATCGTGGTCGTGTTCGCGGCATGCTGCGTGAGGGATCACCCACACAGTACGGCAATGTATATCGCGACCCCACCATGGGTCAGCAAGACACAGGTGGGCTTGGTTCACTGCTTAACTTCTTGCCGGGGGTTGGTTTGGTTCGTGGGCTAACTCGAGGTCGGTCAGATCTTGCCGTTCCGACTCCGGGGTTTTTCCCCGACTCTATGGGCGATCTTCCTGTGATGGAGATTCGAACGCCGGTAGGCTCGGTTCCTGAAATGACTCCGACCACGCCGAACAGGGATCCGGGGGGCACTATTTCTTTGGCTCGTGTTGACAGGTCATCCCTTAATTTACCAAGCGATGATATTGTGAACCCCAATCTGTACGATGAAAGTGAATTGGCTATTGCAGAAGAAAACCGCCGTAAAGCGGACGCTGCTCAAGCCGTGCTGGACAGTTTACCTAGATCAGAAGTGCCGATCACCGCAGCAGAGGTCACGGGTGATTACATTCCACTGACTCCGGACAATCCGTTTTTCTTCGCGAATCAGCCGACAGGCAACACGGTCCCAGAAGACATGAACAGACGTTTCCAAAATGAAGTAAGGTTCGCCGACCTTGTTAACCCGGACAGGGATAGAATGCTGGCCCTTGAACCTGTTGGGGCTGGATTGTACAGCACTCCAGACGAAGCGCTTTTGCCGCAAACATTTTTAGAGTTTGGTGGTGTTCCCTCAATAAGTGACATGATTAGATTTCCGACGGGTACACAGCTATGAGAATTGAAATTAAAATAATTCCAGATGGATTGGATCCGGCGAAGGAAATACAAGACGGCATTCCTGTTGATCGCATGATTAGTGCGGGGGACGGAGAAGGAGAGTCCTGCCCTGCTGCTACCCAAGATATCGACCTCAATCTGGAAAACAGACAAGAAGCCATTGACGAGTATGGTTATGGCCCGTTGAATCCAAATTTGGACGACACCGGCAAGAATGATAGTTTTTGGCAAAGCATAGCTGACACATTCAATACGGACATAGAGGCAGCGAAAGAAAGTCGCTGCGGCAACTGCGCTGCTTTTAACCTAACTTCACGCATAAAAGACTGCATCGCAAAGGGCATTGGCCTAAATGATGGCGCGGACCCCTTTGAGTCTGTTGAAGCTGGCGACATTGGATATTGCCAGTTTTTGAAATTTAAATGCGCGTCGATGCGTGTGTGTAATGCTTGGGTTTCTGGTGGCCCGATAACAGATGCAAAAATGGCGTCATAATGGATGTCGTAGATTTTCTATCAAGGTATCAGAAAACCTTGCAAACACGGGTAGATGATATTAGCATCTCCCTGACTAGCGGTAGCGCATCTGATATGGAGTCATATCGTGCTATGGTAGGTGAGATTCAGGGGATCACTTACGCGCTAGAAGAGTTACGCGCCCTGCTAAAAAAGGTTAACTATGACGACGCTTCTAGTCCCTGACCATATTTTACGGCAGCAGCAAGCCAAGAAAAAAGCTGAAGAAGAAGCCTCCAAAAAGCCCGCACTAGACAGGATCCCGCAGCCTACCGGCTGGCGGATTCTTGTCATGCCCTATCAGGGTAAGGCCAAGACTGAGGGTGGAGTGTACGTACCCGATCAAGCCAAGGACCGAGAAGCACGTGCCACTGTTGTGGCATATGTGGTGAAGGTTGGCCCGCTTGCCTATCAGGATCCGGACAAGTTTGGTCCTGATTCAGCACCGTGGTGCAAAGAGGGCGACTGGGTTTGTATTGGTCGCTACGCCGGATCGCGCTTTCAGATAGAAGGTGGCGAGGTTCGCATCATCAATGACGACGAAGTCATTGCAACCATCATCGACCCCGATGATATCAAGACATACGGAGCCTAGTATGCAAAACAATCTTGCTGAGAAGGAAGAGCTTGAGGTCGTCGAGGTAGACGAGGAGCAAGCCGAGGCCGCTGTTGAGCAACCAGAAGAGGAGCAAGCTCCTGTTGAAGAGGAAGCGAAGAGCGAAGATGAATTAGAGCAATACTCTGAATCTGTTCAGCGTCGTATTTCGAAGCTGACGAACAGGTTTCGTGAAGAAGAGCGTCAGCGGCAAGCCGCGATTGAGTATGCCGAAGCCGTGAAGAAGCAGAATGAAGAGCTTCGGTCTCGGTTGGATAAACTCGATCAGTCTTATGTTGGCGAGTTTGGTAGCCGTGTTGAAGCTGATGCCGTGGCGGCAAAGGAGGCATACCGCAAAGCCTACGAAGACGGTGACGCGGATGGCATGTTCGATGCCCAGCAGCGGATTAGCAGAATCGCTTTGGAGCAGGCTCGGTACGAAGAGGCCAAACGCCGAAACGAAGAGCGAAGTCAGCAGGCGCAGGAAGCGCCGGAGCAGGCTCCACAAGCGCAGCCACAAGCGCAACAGCCCGACCCCAAGGCAGAGGCATGGGCCGGCAAGAATGAATGGTTTGGCACTGATCAGACCATGACATACGCTGCTTTCGGTATTCATAAACAACTTATTGAGGATGAGGGGTTTGACCCAACCTCGGATGAGTATTATAGTGAGCTAGACAATAGGATTCGCACAGAGTTTCCGCATAAGTTTGCGGAGACAAAACGCGATACTGGACCCAGAGTCGCTTCTGCTGGGTCAACGGCGTCAAAGTCGTCGTCACCAAAGGGGCGCAGAACAGTCAAACTGACTCCATCGCAGATTGCGATTGCGAAGCGATTGAATGTTCCGCTCGAGGAATATGCCAAGTACGTGAAGGAGTAAGTTATGGCTAACAGGAAACCACGCGAAGCAGAGACTCGCGCAACCACCCAGCGGCGCAAGCCCTGGACCCCGCCTTCCAAGTTGGAGGCGCCCGAAGCACCGGCTGGTTATCAGCATCGTTGGGTCAGAACCGCCATTCGTGGCGAGGATGACAAGACCAACGTACACTCGAAGCTCCGTGAGGGGTGGGAACCAGTACGTGCAGACGAGTACCCCGACCTTGCAGATCGCTATCCAGTGATCGAGGAAGGCAAGAATGCTGGAGTTATCGGCGTAGGCGGCTTAATGCTGTGTCGGATTCCAGAGGAAACGGTCGAAGAAAGAACTGAATACTACCGGGAACAGACCCGCAACCAGATGCGTTCCGTTGACGAAAACCTTATGAGGGAACAACATCCCTCGATGCCTATCCACAATGACAGGCAAAGTCGTGTAACCTTCGGGGGAAAAGATTCCTCCTAACCTGATGAGGTAAAGCTATGGCAAACTCAAATGTTGCCTTCGGCATGAAGCCGATTAATACCGCTGGTAGCACTCCTGCTACTTCCGGTACTAATGCGTACCACATTAAGTCAGATGCAAGCGCGATTTTTCAAGGTTCTCCGGTTATCGCAACTAACGACGGCACCATTGCTGTCTCCAGTTCTGCTTCCGGTGATACTTTGAAATTTATCGGCGTTTTCGCTGGCTGTGAGTACGTAGACGCGACCACCGGCAAGAAGAAGTTTTCGAACACTTGGCCCGGATCGGGAAGTGCGAACACAAATTTCGACATCATTGCGAATGTGTACGACAACCCGATGCAGCGGTTCATTGTTTGTTCGGACGCTAGTCTTACCGACAAAGCGACTGCAATCGCCACCATCTTCGAGAGCGCAGAGTTCTCGGCTGAGTCTAACAAAGGCGCAGCAGATGGTAATACAACCACTGGTATTTCGACAGCACAGCTTGATGTGTCGACCGCAGATGCTGCTGATCTTTCGCACCCGCTGAAGATTGTAGGCATCATGGACGATCCGGAAAATGCTGACTTCACTGCTGCCGGTATTCCGCTGATTGTGATGATCAACAACCACGCCCTTACAGCACCTGCCACTGGCGGATCTGCTGAAGGCGGCATCTCGTAAGGAGGGTAGTGAGTTATGGCTATTTCTCGCGCACAACTCGCCAAAGAGCTTGAGCCTGGCCTCAACGCCCTCTTTGGTATGGAATATGGTCGCTACGAGGGCCAGCATGCTGAAATCTTCGACACTGAAGGCTCAGATCGAGCATTCGAAGAAGAGGTCATGCTGTCAGGTTTCGGTGCCGCACCCGTTAAAAACGAAGGCGCTGGAATCTCGTTCGACGACGCAAACGAGGCGTATACCGCACGGTATACCCACGAGACCGTCGCAATGGGTTTCTCGATCACCGAGGAAGCTGTTGAGGACAACCTCTACGACCGTCTGGCATCACGTTACACCCGTGCCCTCGCTCGTTCGATGGCACACACAAAGCAAGTTAAGGCCGCTTCCGTCCTTAACAACGCTTTCACCGCAGGCGCAACTGCCGGCGGCGATGGTGTAGCACTTTGTGATGCTTCGCACCCGCTCACCAGCGGTGGCACTTTCGCCAACGAGCCGTCCACTGCGGCAGACCTGAATGAAACCTCACTCGAAGATGCGTTGATCAACATCGCAGGCTTCGTCGATGAGCGTGGTCTGGTCATCGCACTGCGCGGTATGAAGCTGATTATTCCGCGTCAGCTTCAGTTCATTGCCGAGCGTCTGCTGGTGTCGAACCTTCGTGTTGGAACCGCCGACAACGATGTCAATGCTCTGAAGAGCATGGGCATGCTGCCGGAAGGTTACGTAGTCAACGACTACCTGACCGACACTGATGCGTTCTTCATCAAGACGGACGCCCCGAACGGCCTCAAGCACTTCGAGCGTATGCCTCTGGCAACCAACATGGATCCGGACTTCGACACCGGCAACATGCGGTTCAAGGCTCGTGAGCGTTATTCGTTCGGCTTCTCAGACCCGCGTTGCGTATTCGGTTCACCCGGCGCGTAACGAAGGGGAAAATTCCTCCCCGACTGGGGGCCGCGATTGCGGCCCCCTTTTTTTTCAGGTACTATGTTCTAGTACCTGACAGACCTATTGGAGGTCTGACACTTGCCACGACAGGAGTACAACATGGCAAAGACAACCTTTTCGGGTCCAGTACGGTCCCAGCGCGGGTTTACCGCACAGGGTGCTAATGCGATGGTTAACATCACCGCAGAGACCACTCTTACTTATGACGATCACGTTGGCCGCATCATCAAGGTGAATGACGCTGATGGCGCGATCACTCTCCCAACAATTTCGACTGACACTCTCGGCGCTCGTTATACATTTTTTGTAGGCACTGACTGTTCTGACTGTGACATCAAAACCGATGGCACTGATAAGTACGTTGGTTCACTTGAGGTTGTAGGCGACAGTAACGCTTCCTCGACTTTTGTGCCGGGTGCAAGTAACGATGTTATTTCGATGAATGGCACGACCACTGGCGGCGACAAAGGCTCGTATGTAGAGATCACCGCAATCGAAGACAATGTCTATCTTGTGCAGGGCGTTCTTGTAGGATCCGGCAGCGCGGCAACACCGTTCGCCGATAGCTAATAGGAGGCCGCAATGGCAAGCTCCATTATTGCTAAGACAGCGACATCCACAGGCAGCTTGATTGGCGGCAGAACTCGTCTCAAGTCGTTTGTCGTTCGAAGTGCCGGCAGCGGCAGTCCTGCTGCTGTCTTCAGGAGCGGTGGCGGCTCTGGCACAACTCTGCTGACTATGACTTTCGTAGCGGGCGATGACACGCAGATTACAATTCCAGATCACGGAATTGTTTTTGAAGACGGCTGTCATGTCACTCTTACAAACGTAGACGCGATCACTGCGTTTTTTGGATAGTTGCTATGGCGGCTAAACGAAAAAAGAAATCGGTGAGTCTATCAGTGAAGCGGGGGGAAAAACTCCCCGCTTCAAAAGGCGCCGGCCTAACTGCCAAGGGCCGGTCCAAATACAATCGAGCTACAGGGTCAAAGCTGAAAGCTCCGCAGCCTGGTGGCGGCAAGAGACGCACGTCTTACTGTGCGCGGTCCAAGGGCCAAATGAAAATGCACAACATCAATTGTAAGAAGACGCCGAAGAAGCGTATTTGCGCGGCGCGTCGGAGATGGAAATGCTAGATGAAAAGACCTTGGCTAAAACCATGCTTGTTGGTCTTGGCGGGGTGGCTCTTTCTCTTGTGGTTTGGATCCTCACGACACTGATCGAGGTGGATAAGCGCACGGCTGTGATAGCTGCAAAAGTTGACTCCAACCACGCGATGCTGACGCCGCTGTGGGAAGATTTTATCAGGAGAAAAGGCGATGGCAATCTCGCGTGGATCGATGCGGCAACAGATATCCAAGCCGCCACAGAAACGAAAGTGGAGCAAGGCGCGGAAGTCGAAAATCAACTGCAAGCGTCCACGTGGCTTCAGCGAAAGAGCGCACTGCGCTGGTAAAAGGAAGAGGAAATGAGCAAAAAAGATGCATGCTATCGCAAAGTTAAGGCAAGATATAAGGTCTTCCCGTCGGCGTACGCAAGCGGGGCCATCGCCAAGTGCCGTAAGGTCGGAGCCGCAAACTGGGGGAACAAAACCAAAAAAGCTGCCGGCGGGATACACGAGCAAAAAGCCAAACGCCCCTTCCGAGGCAACCTAGAGTCAAATCAAATTGTGGCGCGTGGTTGTGGCGGAGTTATGAATGGACGGCGAAAAAAAACACGCTGCACCTAGCGATGATCCATGCGTTTTTGTTGTTTGTTTTCGTTGGAATAGGAGAAGAAAAGAAGCTGGTAAGTAACGACATGTACTTTCGAAATATCAACGAGTGCACGTATTTTGCCCAACAGCTTCATAAACAAGGCCAGAAGATCACCGCTTATTGTGTGCCCCGACTGGTTGATAAGGATACGAGGGTGTACTGATGTTAGCAGAATTGGCGGCGGCGAATGCAGCTTTTGCAGTAATTAAGCAAGCTGTATCAAATGGAAAAGAGATCGCTGCTGCTGGCAACGCTATCGCGGAGTTTGTAGGAGCAAAAGAAAAACTAGAGAAGAAGGCCAGCAAAAAAGGCAACGGCTCTGACCTAGAAGAGTTCATGGCTCTCGAGCAGATACGTGAAAAAGAAAAGCAACTGAAGGAGTTGATGATTTATGTTGGCCGTCCGGGTTTGTGGGGTGATTGGCAAAAGTTTCAGGCCAAGGCTAGGGTAGCAAGACGTGAAGCGGAAAACGCAGCGGTACGTAGGCGTAAAAAAATAATTGAAGGAACGATTATAGCGGTTTTGATCATGGCTATTTTAGGAGTCTTAGCCGCATTGGTGGCTTTGATTCTTCATGCACAAGGTAGATTGTAATGGCGGTTAGGAAAACAAAAAGTGGTCTTGCGCTTAAAAGATGGTTCAAGGAAAAGTGGACGGACCAGAGGACTGGTAAGCCATGTGGGCGCCGCAAAGGTGAAAAACGGGGTACTCCATATTGTCGCCCCACTAAAAGGGTTTCCTCGAAAACTCCTAAAACAGCCTCCGAAATGACAGCCGCTGAAAAGCGTAGTAGGATTAGTCAGAAGAAGCGTTTAGGTCAACCAGCCGGCAAGCCCCGGCGTGTAAAATCACTGAAGAGGAGAAAGAAGCGTGGCTAAAAAATTTCCAGACCTTAACAAAGATGGCAAGGTCACCAAGGCTGATGTCTTAAAAGGTCGAGGTGTTCCAGGTTTCAGCCATGGCGGTGCTATGTGTTCTCCTCGTAAAGAAGCCGCTGGTGCCATAACAATGCCGACTCGTAATGCAACTGGCACGAATACTTGAAGATTGGATTCTTGACGAGCTATGCAAGCCGGATGAATTTGTAAACGGCAACGCACTCTGTCCTTTTGCTCGAAACGCATGGCTGTCTGAAAAGGTTAAGACACGAGAGGAAGTTGGTGATATTTGGGACGCGGTGTATGAGGAGATCGCCACGTTCGACGACACATATCAAGTGGTAGTGTGTGGCAACTATGGAGACAAATACACTTACGACGACCTAGAGGCAGGTTGTTTCGCATTGAACGGTTGGTTGGCTGCGACAGGTGTTGATATCTGGCTGCTATCGTTCAAGGACAAGGGACTGAACATGATATTTGTGCAGCGTCTTACAGACCTCGACAATGCTAGTGCAAAGCTAGAGCGTCTGCATTACTATGTTAACTATGACCCAGACGACTACCATCGTCTGGTTGAAACTCGAAAACAGAGGAGAATTCAATATGCCGGGAACAAAAAAACCAATGCGTAAAATGCGTGGTGGCATGGGCATGAAGAAGAGGGCAATGCGCGGTGGCGGTGCTATGATGAAGAAGCCTGTCATGGCAAGTCGCGGCAAGGCAATGCGGAAGAAGTAAATGGCAACTTCCGGATCCAGAGACTTTGATCTCGATGTAGCAGAGATTATTGAAGAAGCGTACGAGCGGTGCGGACTTGAAGTTCGCACCGGCTACGACGCTCGTACGGCTCGTCGATCTTTGAATCTCATGTTCGCGGACTGGGCAAATCGGGGTTTAAACCTGTGGACTGTAAAGCAAGCAACGCAGTCCTTAACCTCTGGTACGGCGACATACGCTTTTAATACTACGTACACCGACCTGCTGGAAGTTGTGCTTCGCCGCAGCAGTGTGGACTATCAGCTAGACCGAATGTCCAGAAGCGAATACCTGTATCTTCCCAACAAGTCGCAGACGGGTCGTCCAAGTCAGTATTACTACAACCGACAGACCACACCAGAGGTTACACTCTGGCCCACACCGGACAGTTCTGCCGACAGCATTGTGTACTACTATGTGCAGCGTATCGAAGATGCAGATGCATTGGTCAACACTACTGACGCACCTTTCAGGTTTTTACCCTGCATGGTTGCTGGTCTCGCGTATTATATCGCCATGAAGAAGGCGCCGGAGAGGGTTCAGCTTTTGAAAGCGGTGTACGAAGAAGAGTTCCAACGAGCAGCGGACGAAGACGAGGACCGTGTTGCATTGAAGCTGCAACCGAGCATGCAGTATTTGAGGGTGAACTAATGGCACGGTTTGCTTCGGGGAAAGATGCCTGGGGCTACTCTGATCGCTCCGGCTTTCGTTACCGTCTTCGTGACATGGTGACAGAGTGGAATGGTTCCAAGGTTGGCCCTGACGAGTTTGAGCCGAAGCATCCGCAGCTTGGTCCAATCACAGTGGGTCCGGATCCGCAGGCGCTGCATGATCCTCGGCCTCGCTCGACCCTAGCCCCCGCAACAGTTCGGTTTCCAGCGTTTAATCTGGTATCGGTAGAGTTTATTCCCCTTCCTTTTGCTAGAGTAGAGCTTGGCAGCATATCGATTTCAGGAGCGATTCCCGTTCAGCCAATCACGGTGACGCTAACGGGTGTTTCTGCAACTATTAGTCTTGGTTCCTTGTCTGTAAGCGCATCCGTAGCATCGACCTTTGACTCAACAAGTATTACACTTGATTCTAGCAACAAGACTTTTGACGAGGGTTAAATGGCAAAGCAAGCAGTAGGGATAGGGTCGAGCGCTAATGACGGCACCGGGGACACTCTCCGTGCTGGCGCTGACAAGATAAACGATAACTTCAACGAGATTTACGCTGCGCTGGGGAACAGTTCCAGCGTATTGACTGACATCATAGATGCCAATGGGCTTTTTGATGTAAGTTCCGGCGCTAACAAGATCGTATTTTACTATGCCAACCTAAGTGATTTGCCCAGTGCATCAACTTATCATGGGGCTGTGGCTCACGTTCACGCTACAGGCGGCCTTTATTTCGCTCATGGCGGTGTTTGGATAAGGTTGAATGATGAAACCACAGGTCCGGTTACAAAGTATACTGCTGGCACTA